TCACCACCCCCGCACTACCAGTGCGGATGGCCCGTAATAAAACCGGGTCTTGATGCTCACACCAACTACTAGAGGAGATTCTGCTGATGAACGATAGTCTAACCATCGATGAAATCAACAGGATCGCTGCCAGTTATGGCGTCTCTCTTAGTTGGTTCGGGAAGGCACTGCTTGAGAATGGGGCTGACCCCTATCAAGTCATGCTGAACCCGGCGGCTCTCCAGCCGCTCACTCTGGATGCTGTTCCCAGAGTGACCCAGTACGTCGCCGATCTTGTTGCTCATCGCACCAAGTCAGGCAGGTCGACTCCGTTCGACCACCTTCACATGTTTATGGACGAATAACATGGGAAGGGGCGTGCTTCGTGAACCTTTTAGTATCTCGATCCCTGGACAGCTCGTGCGATCAACTTTGCACGTGCCTACAGGGACCCTCACAACTGTTAGTGATGAGGGGTTATCGGTGGCTCGTGAGTCCTTTGGACCGCGGGCCGTTCGGCGTAGGCCGAAGGGGTGGACCCCCCCGACGAGTTACAGTATGGTTCACTATGCGGACGAACCCTCACGAGGTACTGCTCGCGTCAGATGGCGCGATTATGTATACACTTATGAGGGTTTGATCATCTCGACCGCGCATAATGGCATTCTGAAGATTCAGACTGACATCATGCCGGGCGGATCAACGTGGTGGTCACCGGCGGCTTCACATAGAGATAAAGCCCTAATTAAGGCTCGTCTCAAAATGAAGTCGTCTTCTGTCAATCTTGGCGTTGCCTTCGCCGAAAGGCGTCAGACCGCCAATCTTGTCGGGTCTACCGCGTTGCGCATTGCACACTCTGCCCGAGCGTTACGGCGTGGGGACTGGAAGTCCTCCCTTCGTTACCTCGGTGTGCCAAAGTCAGCACAAAGAAAACCACGTGGGAGTAGCGTCACTTCACAGTGGCTCGAACTCCAATATGGTTGGTTACCTCTGCTGAGCGACGTTCACGGGAGTTGTGAGGCTCTCGCGAAACGACCCGCCGGTGACTGGAGAGTCACCGCAAAGGGCCTAAGTAAGGAGAAAAAGAAGGATGTCCGTAGCTTTACGGCATCAGGTTCTGGCTCTTCTTGCTTAGCTGAGGCTGTTATTGAAGTAGAGCATGGTTACTTTGTCAGGATAGATGCCCTCCCGGGTAATCCCCTGACTAGTAATCTTGTTAGTTTGGGTATCGTGAACCCTGCCGTTATAGCATGGGAACTCGTCCCTTTCTCGTTCATGGTCGATTGGTTTCTTCCGATCGGCCAATACCTTGATTCCCTCGATGCCATGCTGGGGTACCGTGAAGCTTACTCGAGTGTTACCGAGTTCGCCCGCGGCGCAACAGTCGCACGAGGTGTCAATGGTACCACGCGCGCCAACAACTATATGAAGACGTGCGAGGTGAACGCTACCGATTACCGCGGCCGATACGTCCGTGTTAATCGCATCGCGCAGAGCGGTGTTCCGTTACCTGCTCTCCCTAGGTTTAGGGATGGCCGGAGCCTCACCCGTATGGCGAACGCTTTAAGCATTCTTGCTCAAGTGTTTACCAGGCGGTAGCTTTACCATCGGATCCATCCTGGACCGGTGAACCCTTAACCAAAGGAATACGGCAATGCCGCAAATGGCCACTGGTGTTACCATCAATGATGGTGCAACCACTCCCGTAGCAACTGTATTCAGTCCTGATACTCAGGACGGAATGCTTGCTCGCTTCGCTAACCGCGCTGCGAGCATTCCCGCTGGTTTCAAGACGATCTCTCACGAGGTTCGTCGGCCAACCAGCGCAGGTGCTGCTCAACGTATCATCATCGGGTTTAATCTCCCGGTGGTTGAGACGGTGAACGGGATTGCAACTGTCACTCGTTACTCGTCTGCAAAGGTGGAACTCAACATCGCAAACGGGTCTACGTTGCAGGAGCGTAAGGACCTCCTCGCCTTCGTCGCTAACTATCTCGACGTGGCGGAGGTGAAGACCTCTGTGCAAAATGTCGAGCCGTGGTACTAAGCGGCTCAACACCAACACGAGGCTTGTCAGGTTATTCCTGATGTCCTTGCTCAGGAGGTCACCACTAGGTGCCTTCGCTATTGGAGTTTCTCTATGGCTGCTTCTAGCACTCCTTTCTCTCCTAAACGGAGAGGTTCAGTTGGTAAGGT